CTAATGCATTACAAGGATTAGAATAACGTGCGGCTATGTACTTTAGTTGCCATTCTATTTGTTTATATCCGTCAACTGTAGATAACCATTTAGATCTACCTTGTGGTATGCCGTAATGACTACCATTTTTAGCTTTAGGATTCCATCTTGATTCTTTGTAGTTTAACTCATCTAAGCAATAGAATTGATCTATATCATTCAGCTGTATAAATGCCCATTGACGATAATGATTTGTTCTATCTTGTGCGACGGAATAATCTTTTACAAAGATAAAGTTAAATGCAATTAACAATAAGGTGGCCCAAACTCTGCACCTTCCGAGCCCTGCCCTTGGCGGCTCAGCTTTGTGATTTAAGATCACATGCTTGTTTAGGGTAGCATGCGTTGTCAAATCAATTAACATAACCGCAGGTCAGACGGCAAGTCATGATGCGTAAATCATCCGTCTCTAACCAAGTCTCTGCATAGCCAGCATCCATTATTGACCACCCCATCCAGTACCTTTAAACACAATACCCGGTGCTGAGTAAATGCGATTCATAATTGTCATGCATTTAGGACATTCCATAATAGGCAGATTATCTAAGTATGAGCTGCTAGTAGATCCATATGTGCCGCACTCTGCACAGCTGTATTCATAGGTAGGCATTACTTAGCCCCTATCAATGCACAAGTGTGGCAACCGCTGCCTAAGAATTGCCAGCCACCACACTGCTTGCATCTATCTAAGTTACTGTCTGGTATATGTAAAGCCTCAGCTATATTCTTAACACCAACACAGCCACAGTCCATACACTGATAAGCCTTAAATCCTTCAGGCGTGTCTAACTGCTCAAGCCATAAGAACTCGGTCTTACGATCACAGCCATTACACTTAAATTTTGTGTACATGTGATAAAATCCCTTTCCTTATTGTCTGCAATGACACTGAGTACATACCAAATACTGTCCATCATGTAATAACCTGTCATCATTACACGATACACATATATCGGCACTAAGGTTTAGGCTTTCGTTATCATTTTCCATGCGTAATGTAAAGCCTGAACCGTTTAATACTTCTAAATATCCCATCTATTCACCTCCTTTACCTGATTCTGCATCATCGGGCCAAAACCATGTGCCAGCAGCTGTAAGTTTTGCCCACTTAGCATCACACTGATCGCCCTTAGGTGCGCTGCATACATAACCTGCAAACGGCCTATTTGTAGATTTGGCTATGCCTTCTTTTTTTACCATATCACCATGCCTACAAATAAACCCAACAGTAGGAACTTCACCAATTTTGCTAACGCTGTCGCCAATAGACCAAGCAACAGGAATAGGCTCGTTACTACTATCTTTAAGTTGTGTGTCCACAATATGTAACGCATATTCCATCGCAGCCGACTTAGATCCTGGTCTGCCATATTTAGGTGTAAATTGTTTTTCATTTACTCTGACCATTTCTTCTCTACTTGGTCCATTTTTTTCAGTACCGATATTAGCCGCCTTAAAAGCAACGCCTCGAGCTGAAGTTTCACAATTTTCCAGCGCAAAGTCACGATTAACGCCACGGTCCGATATGACTTCTTTCGCATGACCTGTTGCGAATGGTTGTGTGTCAGTTGACTCCCTAAATAATTCACAAACAACAATGACTCTAGTGTCTGACTCCGAGATAATCCTCGTTCGTACTGCTCCATTTGGGTACCTTTCCCAGAATATATTTGATCTTTCTTGAACCGTGGTGTAATCATCTAAATTAAATGCCATTAGTCTTTCCAATCGTCTGAGTTGTCGATCTCTGCATCGTAGACCGTTTTGTAAAGTGCGGTGTATGCAGCAATGTCGATAAGACTGTCGAGGTGACCAGGTGATTCTTGCAGACGACTGATCTTCTGTAAGATATTGATAATACATATGTCGTGTGGCATGAGTGGGTAATCAATATACGAACTGACAAGCTTTGAAATCCGTTCCATGTTGTGAAGAGGATGTCCGTAAACTGTGCCGCGCTCGTGGATGAGTTTAGTTGCGGTTGCAAAGAACGCCTCAGTTGTTGTCGGCATTAGTTTTGCTATCGCTTATACGTCTGTGCATGTCGTAGCCGTCTTTACGGCCTTTCCAATAACCTGACTGAAATGCATTATCTTTAATTGTTTCATAAACTCCCCAAGCAATTAAATAACCCAGGATGCTATAAAGCACTAACCATGGCGCTGTTGTCTCTATCATGCGTTGACCGCCACTTGCTGATTTTGTAGCCAGCATGGACTTACATAATTAGTTAGCAATACCCAACCACCAGCATCATCACTGTGAGCTTCTGATAAGCCACGTATGCCACCAATACCATTTAAAAATGCCTGTGCAATTTTTAGTGATGCATAATCATCAAACCAGTATGCAAATTTCCAAGTAAATACTGGCATAGGATCAAAGCGATCTGCCTGCTTTTCCCAATCTTGACCACGCCACTGCATAGAATTGACCCATAAACGCTCAAAATCTGTAGCGTTAATTTGTAACTCGATTTTCATATAGCCCTACTTTCTGTACCACGCTTTGTGGCATAGCAATAGTGTCGCACGTGTGTACGACTTTGTGGATGATTTGTTAACTATTTTTGATAACGATTTGATAACGTTATTTGTACAGTTTACCCTCAAAAATGAAGCTACCGTCTGAGTTAATCGGTACTGTAATGACCGATACTTTACGCTCGTGAACGTAGGCAACAGCAAAGCCTTGCTGCCAGTTTGCATAACCTCTAGTATACGCCATGCCTGAACTACTTAGATCGACCAAATTGCCGACTTCATAGCCCCATACAGTACGCCCTAATTGGCCTCTAGAAGCCTCTGTAAAGGCCGCGGAGCCTAATCTATGGGTATGCCCACACACTACGCTTTTTCCTAGCCTTCTAGCCCCATTTAAGGCCGTTTGTCCAGGAATTTGGCTAAGAGGGAAAGAGTCTCCATGAACCGCTGTCCATCCTGGCGCCCAGTCAAGTCCGTAAGGGTGGAATTTGATCTGCAATTTATCATATCCCATAAAACGCTCATACTGCATTTCGGGTAAATTGAGGAATGAGGGAAGTCTTTTCTTAATTGATCTGTAAAGTCTGATTCCATGATTACTTCCTAGTACGTCTGTTACTCCTAAGTAACTTAATACTTCTTGAGTCTGTGTCCTATCATCATTGATGTTGCCCACCATTTCATCAATAGTTCCTGCATTAAAACCGCCCAATTGTGGTAAATCAATTTCATCACCAATACAAATAGTTTGATGAGGTCGCCACTTAGCTAAAAACTTACCAACAGATTTTACAGCAGCCTCATTAAAAAAAGGCACTTGCAAGTCACTTACAAACGCAACACGCTTAATCTTCGTCTTCTTCTGTAGGATCTATACTAGGTATGATGCCGCCATCACCAATAACCCAGTCTGGCATAGTCGCTCTGTCTGATACAAAATACAAGCTACAGCTCTCGCTAAAACCAGCCTTACGTGCAGCCTTATAGATCTCATTCATAGCAATATAATGCTGATCTAGTTTAGATAATGGCTCAGGTGATTTGCGCACAATGCGCTTATTTATCTTCTTACGCTTACGCCTTGTATCAGCCATACTACTATTGTCGCTTAACTATTAGAGAATAAAGATCATCGACACGCTGTTCTAATCTTGTTAACTGATCCTTCATGCTTGCGCCACCATTAGGACGTAATTCGTTTAGCCAGCCTTTAACTATAAAACGTAACCCGATTAGACCGCCTGATAGCACAGCTATAACGCCAGCGCCAAAGCCAGCCCATTCTGTAGGGGTCATGCTTCATCTGCACCGAGGCCATAAGCATCATCGGATTTATCTAAAGCCCTAGCTGCTGGGCCTGCAAGTGCGGCCACTATTACTGATATAACTGGATCTAGTCCTAACTCATTACTTGCTAAAAATGTTAAGAATGATACAAGCACACCCCTAAAGTATGATTTTAGTATTAGTTTTTGCTTCTTGCTGATCTTCATAAGTTACCCCCTAGTAGTGGTATATCAAACGGCTTGCTATCTTTATCGCCTAACTTTGTAAAACTAACATGAACATGTCGCAAGTGCTTGTTAAAGCCCCTGTATTTACGCCACTTAAAATTAAGTATCTTGCTAGCGATCATGCCATTATGGATTACGTAAGATATGCGCTTATCGGTTTTCGCACACTTTCTGATCTGGTCAGCCAAATATATTGAGAGCCCCTCGGATGAATCCAAGCGAGAATCCACATCAATGGCTCTGACAATTCCTGCATCTGGATTATGATCCGATTTTCTGGCGGAATGACGAGCATCACCCAACCACCCATCAGAGGTAGTGCGACGATCTGGGTACCAGGTATCAATTTGATCTCTTAACTGCACACCAGCTGCACAAAGCCAAGGCTTCATTTACTGGCTATAAACCTAAAGCGCGTAAATCATCGGTAGTTAAACCTAGTGCGGCTAACTTACCTTCGGCTGTCGTTTTAGCTGCTGCCTTTGCTTTGTCGTCGGCTAATTTTGCCTGATATTCCGCTTGATCTAATTCATAAACT